GTGATAATGGTGCTTTTGGTTGCGGTAACGGCCATCGTCTACTCCTGGCTGCCAGAGTGGGAACCGGCGCCCTGCTCCTGCCTAAGTGATTGAAAATCTAGCCCTAGCGACTCCAGACCTGAACCACGCGCTTCTCCTCGAGCCGCGTCGCCCCTGCGGTCATGAACACGTAGCTCTGCCACGGCTCTGACTGCAGGTCGTGGCGCTGAGAAATGTTGGTCGTAATGTCGTTCCAGACGCCGAGATGCATGCCGTCGCGCTGCCAGACGAAGACCTTGGTCGACGTGCCGGACTGGTCGTCAGTGCCCGTGAGCAGGCGCTCGCTGCGCACGAACTCGATGCCGAGGAAGCGCTTGACGCGACCCTCCTCCAACACCGGTTGGTCGTTGAAGTCGCGCGAAATAACCTGCGCCTCGGCCATGAGGTTGTCGAGCTGCTTGGCACCGGCCACGCAGACGAGGCCCGACTCGGGATTGCCGGGGTCGCCCTCGTCATCCGAAAGCGCTTCGTTCTGCAAGAGGATCAGCTTCGCCTGGCGGAGCTTGGCGACCGTGAGTCCTGTGGGAGCGGTCGCGCCCTGCTGGACCGAGACCACCTCGGCGGCGGGCAGCGTCACCGCGGTGGCGCCGGCGACGCCGGTTTGGGCCGTGCCGCCGAGCGCTGCGATAATCAGATCATCGAACTGGCGATTGGCGGCGTTCTTCGCGTTGTTGACGAATTTGCCCTTGGGGTCGATCAGCAGGCGCAGCTTATCGAAGTTGTCGAATAGCTGCGGCAGATCGTAATCCGAAGGGTAGACCCAGCGTCGGTCGGTCGCCGCATCGACCCGCTGCATGGGGCCGTAGCGCTGTGTCACGGGCTGCATGGAGATTGCACCCACCTGCTCGACCGGGCTCGCGGCCTGGCCGACATACTTGTCCTCGGTGACGTGCTTGCGCAGGCGCGTCGTCTTCTGCTGGACGAGCTCGTTCAGAATCTTGGCATACTGTTGGACGTAAAAAGTCACAATGTTGGTTGACACGGCGGACCCTCTCGCAAGTGAGATCGCTCAAGTGCGAAGGGCCGGGTCCCTTTCGGGGGGCGCTTCTTCAGCCTTCAGAGGCCGCCGCTGGTGTCTTTCCACCCGTCAGCGGGGGCCGTAGCCGGGTCCGCTTGAGGAAGACGCTAGATTAGGCAGGGGGCACAGTCAACCGTTGGGCGGTGCCATGCCGTTCGCGATCTTATTCGCGAGTTCGACGACCTCTTTCTCGACCCCGCCGCGCCACTGGAAGTCGCTGATTTTGCCCGCCGAGCGGTCGGCCATGATCTGATCGAGTCGCGCCTGTGCCTCGGCCGCGCCACCGGTGAACCCCGGCGGATGATCGCCGCCCGCAAAGCTCGCCTCGCGGTTGCCGGCGCCAATCTTCCACATCGCGGTCAGAAACTTAGGGGTGGTCAGCACGCTTTCGAGTGTGCGCAGCTGCAGGTCATCGAGGCCGCCTGCTTCCTTGGCGAGCCATTCCTTGCCGCGCGCCGCGAGGGCCATGCGTTCCTGGTACTGCGCGCCCCACGAGCCCTGTAGCTGCACTAGGGCTTCCGCGCTCTGCGCATTCTCGGCCTCGCGGAGCTGCGTCTCCATCTTACCGACCGCGGCCTCATAGCCCTTGGCGAGAATTGGCGCCATCGCGGCGGGCACACCCGCCTTGTGCAATTCCTCGGCCATGAAGTTCTTGAACATCGGGTAGGGATTGTTCTCGGGCAGCGGAATGTCGTACTTGTCGGGTGTCTCGGGCACCCCGACGAGCGCATTCCACGCCTTGACCGCATTGGGATCGGGCGGCCCGAACGTGCCGTCAGCATTGCGCGTCTGCGTCGGATAGCCCTTGCCGGCACGCAGCGTGGCGGCCTGGGTTTCCCAGTCGCGCGCGCTCTTGGCTAGGACGAAGGGGTCCGCGTACGCCTTGTTGGCGACCCAGTCGCGGGTTTCTTTCTGCTCGGGCTTGTCCCACGTGGACCAGAAACCAGTGACCGCAGCGCCCGAAGTTCCTGCTGTGCCAGTGCCAGTCTGTGCCCCAGATGATCCAGTACCCACTCCACCTGTTCCAGATGTGCCGTTACCGGATCCTGTCGCTGAAGCCGCATCGCTAAGTGCTGCCGTTGCCGGTGTTGACATGCTCGCTCCTATGCTGGCGCACCTTTGAATGGCGCCGTTTCGTGTAGTACCGGTTAATATCCACGCGCCGCCGACATACTTTGCAGATGCGCCTACCACCTAATTTATAGACGTTTTCGGCGGTTAGCGGATGTCCATGCTTGCACGTCGGCTTAAATTCTTTGGTTCTTTTTTTATTTCGTGCATCGGCATTATTGCCAGCCCGTGTCGTCCAAAACAGATGAGACGGATTGATGCATCGACGATTGTCGCACCTGTGGCATGCGCACATATCGGCTGGTCTGGGGCCATCTCTCAGAGTCAGCATTAGCCGATGAACCAACCAGTTCTTTCGTCGGCCGGTTTCAAATACTTGCGTGAATCTCGCGTATCCGTTAGGGCCGATGTAGCCTGTCCAATTCCAACACCCGCTCACAGGATCTGCAACGCAACGCTGCAATAGTCTCTCTTCGAGGGTCACGGCTGCTGCTCGTCGCTCTCGCGCCACTGAATTAAGTTATGTATCGCCTGCATCACTTCGCGTCGGCCCTCTTTGATGCCCGTGCGATAGATGTCAGTCTGGCCTGTGGTGTCCTGCTCGCGGATGGTGGTCTTCCAGTTGGTGAACTTCTCAAGTTCCTCAAGGATAAGTGCACCATGCGGCGTACGCTTGCCGGGAGGGCCAAAGGTCTCCACAAACACGTCCCGCATCTTACGGTAACGAGCCAAGCGGCGGGCCTGCTCGATGGCATTCGCTTCCTCGACGGTGAAGTTCGTCTCAGGCACGAAAGGAGGCCGGCCGCCACGCAGGAATGGGGGCAACCTGCGGGCTGAAAGCCGAGCGACCGGTCCTCAGAGTACCGAGCATTGCCGGGAAGATTCTACACCTTCCGGCGGATGACGCGCAGTGTGAGCGGGCCGCGCAGCCAATCGCCTGATAGCTCTTCCAGCGCGACCATGGCAAAGACCGCCTCATCGTCGCTCTGCTGCGGCAAGGCCACCGGCTCAATGAGCGGCAGTTGCTGCGTGAGCGGCGGCGCGTAGCGAGCCGCGACCTCGGCGCGCGCACTGAGGAAGGGGCTCGGGTAGATCTTGTCAGCATCCGTGAAGGTCTGGCCGGGGCGCTTGTACGGCCCCATGCCTTTGCCCAGTTCCTCGGGCAAGCAGCCGGGTAACATAGGTAGCACGGCCAGCGGTAGGCGTGGGCATTCCGCAGAATCGGCTGTGAAGGGGCCGGAATCAGCCGTGACGCTCGCACTGTCGGCACTCCAGCACATCGGCACGCCGACGGGCGCGACGCGGGCGAGCTGGAAATAGACCTGATGATCGGCGCGCGCGTAGGCGGACTCGATATCGAGCAGGCGATACGACGATTGGAAGAGAACCAGCGCCGCCGGTTCGGCAGGCGGGAGCGTACGCCAGAAAAGAAGCGGCGCCGTGAGGTCGCGCCGCGATGGGGCATAGATCGTGTCCTCACTGACGAGGACCGGAACAATGGTCTCAGAAGCCCGCGCGCGTGCGGGATTGAGATTGTTAGCGAGCAGCGTCAGCAGCATGGCGCTGCTCTTACTTTAGGCGCTAGATCAGCGCACCCAGAACCCAAGCTCGGGCGCGAAGGTCGCCGCGCTCGGCGCCGACATCACCGGATACGTAAGGTAAAACAGCGCTGAGGATTGCGGCGGCACGACGACTGGCGGAAATGCCTGCGGCATGATATTCGCATTCGCAATGACGATCGTGCCGGTCGCGCCTTCGACGCTCCCAAAGTTGATGAGATTCATGTCACCGACTACGTTGATGACGGTCGTCGAGACATTGGGGCGGAGATTTCGGACCCCAACGATGGTGCGCGCAGCCGAGGCTGCGGTCGCCGTGATGGCACCCGCGTAGACTGAGACACCGGCCGGTGTCGTCGTCGTCGCTGCGTAATTCGGGTTGACGATGTTCGCGGTGAGATTCGTGCCGCCCGAGCTGTAGCGGTTGCCCGTGTCGACAACTAGCGCGCCAGCGATGTAGCCGGCCGTCGTCGTGCAGGCGCCGGCCGCGATAGCGACGAGCGCCAGGTAATCGAGATAGACGCGCTGGCCGGCCGTGTTGCCGTTATAGACGAGCAGGAAAGGTGCGGTTGCGGTGAAAGCGGTGTTGTACGCGCTCGCGATGCCGGTCTGCGCGTTGTTGGTCGTGTAATAGCTACCTTCGTCGGCGAGGTTGTGGGCCTTGCGCACGAGCGGTTGGTTGTACAGTTCGCCATAGCTTGCTAGGCGGAACGCGACATCGATATTAGGCGTGTCAGGATTGATCGCTCCCGGCAGCGCACGCTGCACGAGGCCACGGAGGAGGGCTTGCGGGGAAAGCATATTAGGCTCCTAGGAAGGATGGCACTTCCATAGGTAGGAAGCCGCCGGGGTTTTGGGAAGCGAAAAGACTGGCTTGCAGGGCCATGGCCTGAAGCTGTAGCAATTGCTGAAGCTGCGGGTCAACGTAGTTCGACGCTGGCACGACGGGGACCGATGCCGACATGGCTTGCTGGCCCGCAACAATGAGCACTTCCTTGTTGGGATCTGGCCCGCCTAGATCGAGTTGAACTACTTCGGTCTTGGGCGAGCCCGTGCCCGTGCGATCAAGCGTGCGGATGGTGTCGCCGCCGGCGCCTGGATTCAGGAGTGTGTTATCGGATGCCATACGTCCTCACGACATAACCAGGTTGTGACTCGCGCCCGTGAGCTGCAAGGCACTTAAGGTCCCGAAGGCCGTGATCGTGCCCACCGTAAAGGCGCTGCTCGCGCACAGGTACAGCGTGGCGGGTGCGGAGAGCGAGAGCAACGTGGGCCCGCACTGAATCGAAATGGTGTCGGTGAGCAGTGTCAGAAGAGTCGCGAACACGGTGAGCGGATCGGGCCCCAATCCACTGCCACCCGGCTGCGTCGCCATGGTGGCGGACGTGAGCGAGAGGCTGGCCCGCACTTCCGAGAGCGTGGCCCCGGTAAGCCCAAAGTCGACCTGCCCCCAGACGAGGAACGCGCCCGCCGGCAAGCTCGCGCTCGTAACGTTCGCAACCGTGGCGGTCGTGAGCGTCGTGCCGGGCGAGGGAACCGTGACTTGGCTAGGCATCGAGTTTCCGTGTCTCGCGCACCGTCATCGTGGCCGGGCCCGATGGCAGCGTCATGGTCGCGGTGCGTGTCGTGGGTGTGCACAAAGCCTTCACGAGCGCCTTGATGTCGGCACACAGTTCCTTTATCTCAAGAGCGAGGGCCTTATTCGATTCGGCCACCGCTCGGTCGCTTTCGACATCGGCGGCTTGGCCTGCGCGAAGCTCGGCCAGCTCGGCTTTCATCGAGGCGTGAAGCGCTGCGACGCCGCCATCGACTAGACTCGGGATCGAGTCACCCACTTTGCGAATATCGTGGAGCGCGCGCTCGTGCTCATCGAGCCGAAAGTGCGCCTCCTCGAGCGGATCGAGCTTCGGCTTCTCGGCCATCAGTTGAGCGCCATGCTGCCAAAGGGAAGGATGCGCTTCATGGGCGTCGTCAGCGTGACGGAGGTCGGCTGCGCCGTGAAGACCGCTTCATACGCTGCGACCTCAACTCCGGCGCTCACCGCGACGACCTTGATCGTGTACGTCGTCGGCTGCGTAACCGTGACGCCATCGTAGGAGGCCGCGTGCAATCCGGTGATGAAGGCGAGCCGCAGGAACGGATTCGGCACGTTTTGATTCAACACGCCGTTCACGTAGATGTTGTAGCTGTCGGGAATGCGAACAAAGACCGGCGGCGGCTGAGGCTGCGGCGGAAACGGGACGACGAGAAACCCATCCGCCGTGTAGCCGCCCTGATCGGCGGTCGCCACTCCTGTGTCGGCTAGCCAGGTCATGGGCGCTCAGTTGAAAGGCGGCCAGGCGACGAGGACCGTGCCGTTGCCATAATCGTACACATCGATCTGCCCGCAGGTCGTGAGTGGGACCGGAATCGCCTGCGCCTGGCGGATGAGCATGACGCCGTAGTCGTAGGGCCTGATCTTGTCGGCTTCCGGATCAAGGCGGGGACTCGGCGGCTGATTGAAGAAAAGGTTGTACTGTTGGCCGCGTCGAAAGGTCGGAATCTGCCTGAATGGATAGAGCAGGCTTTCGGGCGTCGGTGCCGGATGCACCCACTCGCGCCAGGGCTCATCGTTGAAGTCAGGCACATCGATCGTGTAGCCGACCGACTGGAGTGTGAGGACATACGGCCGGACGATGCGAAAGAGCACCTGGTGGTCGACGCGGCGGTACTCAGGCTCGACCTCGGGCGGTCGGTACGAGACCTGGAACAGACTGAGCGCAGCATTCGGAATGCCGCCGATCGCGTTCTGTCCATTGAACTCGAGGACCGGATAGACGCTGACGAAGCGGTCTTCAAAGAGGAAGGCCGGTGGCCGCGGACCTCGCAGCATGACCTGCGAAGTCCGCACCACGGGAGCCGCCGTCTTGAAGAACAGCAACGCCGATTGATCAGTACGGCACTCACGGTAGATCGTGTCCGTGCTGACAAAGACCGGCGTCGCCTGTCCAAACACTCATCTAGCCCTCTGCGGATTAGATTTCCTCGAAATATATCTCCGATGACGCATTGAACGCGCCACCGAGACCCGCCGAGAGATTGAGCGCCCAGCGTCCGCCGCCGGTGATCGGCGTACGCTGATCGGGGGTGTAGATGCGCTCGTACGGCACGATGATCGAGACGTTATCCGATCCGCGCACAACACCTGCGGTGCCAGGAGTTGTCACGAGCGCATTGCAGGTCGTCACGGCCGCAACGGTGTTGCGCAGGTTCTCGGCGACGGGGGTCTTCGCCGAGCCGCCCGAGCCCGTGGTCGTGATGTTCTGTATGTTAAGCAGCGCCCGCACATCCTGTGCGACACCACTCGTGATCGTCGGCGTGAAGGTCAGGCGAATCGAGTGGATGATGAAGGACACACCTGCGGCTGCGATGAGCTCCCAGATGTTCTGTGCGGCATTCGTCACCGACACATTCGAGAAGGACACGGTGTACATCAAGCCCGAGGCGGCCATGGAATTCTCCTAGATGAAGTAGAGGACGTTCTTGCGGTTCATCAACATAACTGGATTGACAGCAGCTTGTGGGACCCAGCCGGTTTCCTTGAATGCCCAGATCATGCCGCCGTCCTGAGTCGCAACGGCGGTAGTGAAATTGTTGGTAAAATTGCCGAGAGTCTGACCCAACTGATACTGCGTCATGGTCGGACACCCGGCGGTCGCGCCGTCTTGGCGGCCAATGGTCCAGCCGCTACCGGCTGTAAAGGTTTGCGCGCTGACCGGGATCTCAACATTGACGCCGACGATCGTGTCATTGGCGCCGGTGGTCGAGAGTGTGCCGGGACTGTGTGAAGTCGTCGTACCGGAATCAGCCACGGCGGTGCCGGATACATCGAGCGGCGAGGCTAAGTAACCGCGGTACTGCGTGATGTTCAGTCCCATGCCGCTGCTGGCGTTGGCCGTCGAAGTGAACGACATGGACGCGCTACCGCTTGCGATCAGCGAATAGAACGACCACATCTTTTTGCCAGGCGAATTGATCTGGAAGCCATTGTTAGGGTGAGCGTTGTACGTGTTGAGTCCACCGCCTTGGCTGTCCGTCATGGTCATGGTCGTGACGTTGGTGCCCGCGCCCACGCCGACGACAATCAGATCACCCACCGAGACGTTGAGATTGCTGGAGGTAGTGAGGAACGTGGATGCCCCAGCGTTGTTGCCCGATGCGCCGATGAAGGAAGCCACAATGCTAGCTCAACGTCACGGGACTGCCGGCCACGACCGTGCCGTTACGGTTGTAGATGTACGGATAGACCGTACCCGTCTGAAGTTTGCCTTTCCAGCACGTTGCAGTAATCGCACCATCCGCCCAGCTCACGAGTGGCTGGTATTCAATCACGGTGCACGCTGCGAGGGTCGCTGCGTTCCCGAGAACCAGACGATTCACTGTGACATCGCCTGTACTGCCGATCGTCACAAAGAGATCAGCCGTGAATCGGAAGTTGCTGGCGCTCCGCGAGCGCGCATAGCCGCCCAAGTTCACGCTCCGTTGGCCAACGTTGACGACCTTGTCGGTGATGCCGATGTAGTTGCAGGCTTGGAACCGATATGTGCTAGCGCTTAGCTTCGTGCCCCAGATGTTGATATATCCCTTGCCGGTAGTCGTCCAGCTCACCGTATCGGCCACGAACTCTATTTCACGGCAACACCAGTTGGTCGAAGTCGTGCCGCCGTTGAAGGACGTATCCTCGCCATTTGGCCAGAACGTTGCGCTGTGGAAACCGCCGCCCTGGTGGCCGACGGGTGGGACCTCAAACGTTCCCTCGGTGGCTCCATTTGTCGAGACTTCGCCATGGATCTTGGCTACGCTCGTGACGCTGCCGTCGTCATAGTTGAAGTACCACTCATCGACGGCGTAATCGTCGCCGCCCGTCGCGTAGTTGAAATTGAAGTACTTGTTGTTGTCGTCGGCGGGTGAGCCCTCACCGAATAGCCACAGCGGGTGATAGCAGAACCACCATTTCAACCACACCGGATAAGGCGTGGTGCGCGATGGCAAGGTCTTCGTGACATCCACATCATTACCACCTGTGGGCGTGTTGTCCGTTAGGTGACAACCCGTAAGCACGTTCTGCACAAACGGATGCGGAGCACCGGGCGCGTAGCCAGCAATCACGGTGCTCGGGTTCTGATTCTGCATGTTATAGATGCCGCCCGCCGTGGTCGGCTGATGCGAAGTCCACTGGCCTGAAACGACGCCCGCTCCGTCCTGGCCGTAGTCGTGCACGAGCAGCGTCGAGCCATCGGTGCCAAAGTTGGCGCCGAGCACGGTAAAGGGCTGGCCATGAACCAAGTTGCCGCCGCTTGCGAAGGTCGTCGCCGAAACAGCGCCGCTTTGCACCGATTCCAGGAGCGCCAGATCGCGCGCGGTCACGCGGTACATGTACGTGGTCGAGGCCGTGAGCCCCGTGTCGCTGAAGCTCGTCCCAGCCACATAGCCGAGCAGGCCCGTGCCGATGCGGTAAACGCCGTAGTCTTTGAGACCAGGGCCGCCCGCATCAGTTGACGCGTTCCACGTCAGGTTGATCTGCGAAGTTGAAACGGCCGTTGCGGCCAAGCCTGTCGGCACGGTCGGCGGCTGGACCGAGTACTGATAGCCGATGTACGAGCGTCTCATGTCCGTTCCATCCTCAGCGCGTCGGCCACCCTTGATCGTGCGGCGTCCACCGGCCTTGCGTCGCTCAACCATCTCACGCCGCCCCCGGTATGGTCGCAGCGCCCGGCGAGCCGCCACCACCCGCCACGCCTGCCGCTTGCGCGGCCTGCGCGAGATTCTTGGCGCTCATCGAGAGGCCAGGCGCTGCCGCGACGGCCTGCTGTTGCTGCTGCTCGTCCGCCGCATGCTGCATGAGCGTGTCGACTTCCTCTTCGCTGCGGATGACTTTCGCCGGGCACCCGCGGATCTCCGCCATCTCGCGGAACGCCTCGTGCAGATCCATCACCTGTTTGACGGAGGGGTCAATCTGCGCCATGACGCCCATGTCCTGCACCGTGTTCATGATCGCCGAGCCTTCCTCGGCCCGCAGCGCACGCGCCAAGGGGCTCGTGTACTCGATGCGAATGCCGCCTTTGGACCGCAGCAATTCAAGGGGAGGCGGCGGCAGATGACCGGCCTCGTTCAGCAGGTCGAGCTCGCGATGGATCATGGGGCCCAAGAACTCGGACTGCTGGCGGCCCATGGCGGGAGCAATCAGCTCGCCCTTTTCCTGGGCGCGCAGTAGCGCTTCCGTCGCCGTCATGTTCGGGTTCTGCACGAGGATCTGAAAGAGCGTATTCAGGAAGTTGTCGCGGATGACGTTGCGCGTGCCTTCGAGCAGCTCCTCGCCCACCTTGAAGTTGGCCTTCGACTCGAAGGGCGCTGCAAGCGCGTTCCCTTGAGAGCTCAACATCCCGTAATTGATGGCGCCGGGACGTTGGTTGAAAGGCGATAGCACCGATTCCTCAGCCAGAAGGATCGGCGGATCGACGGCTTTCTGCCCCTGGCGCAAGCCCGTCTTCACCATCTCGTTTGCAGTTCGAATGTCAGGCAGACAAGTGGTCGCGGGTCCGCGACCGTAAGTCTCCCGTGGGGCCATGCGATAGCGGCCGACTGCACAGGGGAAGCAGCGGTAGGCACCGCGGTCAATGACAGACTTGTCGCCGAGAAAGATGTACCAGCACTCATAGCGCTTGCCCCGATCGCCATAGCAGAAGGGCTCGTAATCGCTGTTGGGCTTGATCGCATGCAGGAAGTCGAACTCGGTGAATTTCGATTTCTCGAGCGCCCGCGCTACGGTCTTGGGCAGCTTGTCAGGCCCCCAGTGATCGGCCGCCTGCTTGGCCGTGTACTTGAACTTGCGATAGACCGAATCGACCTGGCCCTGGTGGTTCAGCGCCCACACGAGTTCCGAAAGCGGAATGGAGCGATAGCGCAGGCATCGGCCCGTGATCTCATCGACGTAGAGCAGGTTGTTGCCAAACGCTCCGAGTGACATGTAGCACTCGTCCGTTTGACTCGCGAAATTAGCTTCCGGGTGATAGCGCGCGGCAAAGAGGATCTTGTTCACCTCATCGAGATAGCGCTGCACCGCTGGGTTGTCGTTCAGTTCCTCATCATCAGCTTTGAGCTTGTGCCAGATCTGCGAGCGCGGCGTGAGCATCGCTTCCATCGCGGCTGCGAAGCGCTCATTCGCAATGATGCCGGTCGAGTCGAAGATGCGCGTGTTGCGGTTCACTCCTTCGGCGAACTCGCCGATGAAGTTGTCCCAAGCTGGCATCACGAACTGCGCCGAGATGTTCCACAGCGTGCGAAAGTTCGACTGCTTGCCGTAGAGGAATTCGTATTCCTGCACAATCGAATTGGTGTCATCGGACGCCACTAGTGCAGGTCCATGGTGCGCACGATCGAGAAGCCGAGCAGCGACCACTGCGAGAGGATCTCGAACGGATCGCCCTTGACCTTGGCATCCGCGATGTCGTGCTCGAGATCGGCATGATTGGCACACCGGCCCATGGCGCCCGAGGCGAGGTAATCGAGCAGCTCATAGCCTTCTCCCAACGTGAGCGCAAGCAGAAATTCGCTCTGCGGCGCGCCGGTGTGCTGCACGTAGCGGGCGAGCGATTCGGCCTTGATGAGCGCGGCAGGAGTCACGTGCCTAGTGACACCTTGCCCGTAACCGGCTGTTGCGCCTGGCCGCCGCCATAGATGTTCGCGAGCATGCCGCGGCGCATGCGCATGGCATCGGTCTGGGCCTGGGCGGCATTCGCCGCATCGTTCCAGCTCGGCACGCCCGGCGTCGGCGGGGGCTCAGGGGCCTTCAGGATCGAATACGTCTTGTTACTGCCCCACTTGATGCCGGGGTCATTGCGCAGCACCGGATCGTGCTGGAAGGCGCTGTGGAGAAAGGCCATGGCTGGCCGATGCTCTATCGGCTAGCGGGCACAATCAACTGAAGGGGATCAGGTTTTGGAGTAAGGCGGGCGGCCGCCTTGGAGTCGCGTGACCATCAGATACTCCCGAGCACTCAGAGGCTCATTGGGGAGTGATTTCTCGCGGCGCTTCAGCCACTCGGCGAGCTCCTCACGGCTCTTCGGGTCGCTCGGCTGAGGCGGGTACGGATTCATGTGATCGAGTACTCGGGCCGCTGCAGGGCCGAACGCGGGGCATCCTTCAACCCTTGGGCGAGATAACGGCACGCGTCCGCCCCGTGCGAGGTCCAGTCGTGGAGCGGCGCCTGGCTGAAGACCTTGAGTTTCTCATCCCAGCGCTTCTGATACTGACGCAGCGCATCGATCCCACGCTCGCATTTCTTGCGGTCGAAGCGCGCACCGTGAAGGAGGATGCGGACCGCATTGATACCGTCGTCGACGGAGGCGAGAGGCAGAATGGTAAGCGGGCGAATCCCTAGGGATTTCAATACGTCCACGCGACTGCTCGCATTGTTGCCCCATTCCCGGTCGTGGGCATCGTGCGGCAGGATGTGGCGGTCGTACTGGTAGGGCTTCTCGCTCACCACTTTCGCGTAGTGATCGGCGCCGACGCCGGAGGATTCGTAATAGTCGATGAAGCGCGTCTCGGTACGCGTGCGCTGCGCGAACCAGATGGCGGTCGAATCGCCGACCCCGATGTCCCAACCGGTCGTGACCGGATAGCGCGGATCGTACGGCACGTGCCCGATGCAGTCTGCGGCCTCGAGCGCGGCCATGAGCTTGCCGTAATAGCTGCCGGGGATCGCCGCGTCCCACGAGCAGTAATACTCCTGGTTGATGATGTTCTCGGCTTCATCATCGCCGCGCTCTTTCGCGATCTCGCGGCGGATCTGTTCCATTTGCGCCGGCGCGATGTGCTGCGTCTCATTCAGCGTCAGGCGCTGCGAGAACCAGCCAGGTTCCGAGAGTCCGCTTTCGTAGATCGCGTGGAAGTGATTGCGGCCGCGCGGGGTGCCATTGAAGATCGCCCAGCCGCCGTTCTCCTGCAGGATCGGGTCCAAGTACAGGCGCGCATTGGGGTCGGACAGCATGTATTCGCTGAAGACGATGCCGAAGGCGCCGGACCCGATGACGCCCTGATAGTTGTCTGAGCCCACGACCTGCCAGGTCGCCCCGTTCTTGAAGCGAATCAGCATCTCCTGGTCGTTCGTCCCTTCGCGGAGCTCATGCGGGAACGCCCAATCGATGCGCTTCACCTGAGTGTGAGAGTCGACCGCCGTCCAGATCGCTTTTCGCGCCTGGTTCGCCTGCGGCAGCATGTACCAATAATTGGCAGGATATTGAACGGCTTGGGTCGCCGTCCAATGCAGCGACAGATCGTCCTTACCGCTGCGTCTCGGCCAGCACAGCACGGCGCGGCGGCAGCCCTGTTCCAGTGCGCGCCACGCCGGCAGCTGATACGGCCTCGGGTCCCAGTTGTTCGGGAGGCGAATAGTTGACAAGTTTCACCTGAAGCGGTCCGCCGTCCTTGCCGCTGACCTCGATGTTTGCGAGCTTGGGATGCACGTAGGGCGCTGCGGCCTTACCGGCTTCCAGACGGCATTCGACCTCGCGGCTCTCATCGCGCATGACGTGCAGCAGGAAGTCGAGGGGCGTGAGGCCGCTTGCTGCAATCTCTCGCGCGCGCGCTGCGCTCGCCTTGTTCGGCGTGCCTTTCTTACGACCGCCGCGGTGCTCGCCGGGCTTTGAACCGAGTCCCGCCATTGCTATTTCTTTGCTATTTTCGCTACTTTTCGACGGTGCACATAGGCCGGCAACGCGCTGACCTTGTGCCCATGGGTCGCGCTGACGTAATCCTTACCCACCGACTTTGGAATCCCGAGCGTGCTGTGGCCTTCACTTGCCGCGAACATAGCACGCGCTTGTGCTTGTGACTTAGCTGGCATTATAATGCCCTCCGTGGATAAAGAACAAGCCCGTGCCTATTTGGCTGCTTTTATTGACGGAGAAGGGCATATCAGTTGTTGCATGACGAAGCGCGGCAGAACGACGAAAAGCGTGGCTTTCACCAACACCAACAAGCAACTCTTTACCAATGTTCTTGAGATTGCAAAGCTTGCTGGATTTACTTTTCGCGTTTACTTCCGGAAATCTCAGCGTCCCCCGCTTTGGAAGGACACGTGGATAGCCTACCTCTCCGGAGGCAAAAGCCAATTTGCCAGATTTAGAGCGGAAATCCCCCTGCAAGCCGAATGCAAAATAAAAACACTTGACGAAATAATTCAGAGCTACATCGATCCGGAACTCGTTTACGCGCGCCGGCGCACAAGCATTCTTAAGTGCTGCCCGGTGTGCGGCCGAGACTTTTATGTTTTCCCAGCCGATGTGGCGCGCGGGCAAGGCTTGTATTGCAGTGTGAGATGCGGTGCGAGTTTGCGCAGGAAGGGATTTAACAAAACTTGTCCGCAGTGCTACAAAGTCTTCTATGTCCCACGATCGCGGCCTAATGCGCACTTTTGCTCTCAGCGCTGCATCGGTCTGTCGCAGGCGAGCCGAATGCGCGGTATGGCACAAACTGCAGCGAGAAAACGGTGGCAGCACGCCTAGTCATGCCTCTAGCGTACTCAAATCCCGATCCCCCGCACGCGTCGGACCAGTGAGCTTGGCGCGTCGCCAGTTCTGGCCGCAGATGCGAGAATAGGCGTCCAGACCTGAGGTCGCGAGTTCGCGCAGCTCAGCGGCGGTCTCCGGTCGCTTTTCGGCATTGTTGAACTCGGCATGCACGATGGTCTCAAGCGTCTGACGCAGCGCCTCGAC